TGTCAAGAAGATGAATGACGACGGATGGCACACCTTGTTGGCCGCTGGCGTTGACCGCAATATCCTCGTTTACGATGCTGATGCTACAGCAGGTCAGTTTAGCAAGAGACTTGTTTCTCTGATGCAAACTGTTATGCGTCGTAACTCAGGCGGTAACGCTGCTTCCGTAGGTCGTGGTCGCTTGACTGACCTTTATGTCAGCCCAGAAGCTCTTGAAGATGTTCGCAACTGGGGATTAGACCAAGTTGATGAAGTGACTCGTAGAGAAATCTACACAGCCGCTGAAGGCGGAGCTCCAATCACTAGAATCTTTGGTGTTAATCTTCACGACATGGATGAACTTGGTGAAGGCCAAGAGTACCAAGACTTCTTCACCAGCGAATTGTCTGGTGCAGTTCAGGGTTCTGACACTGAGCTTGTAGTTGGTTTAGACCAATCAAGCAATGACAGCTTTGTAATGCCTGTTAAGGCTCAGCTGGAAATCTTTGAAGATCCTACTCTTCACAGACAACAGCGCGCTGGATACTACGGCTTTGCTGAAATTGGCTTTGGTGTTCTTGATAATAGACGAGTTATTTTAGGCTCATTCTAATCAGAATATCAACTAGGCTCATAGAGAGAGTCACCTCTTATAACTAGGGGTGGCTCTTTTTTTATGTGTATTATTACTATAGAACATTTTCGTACAGGATCTTAAATAGGAGATTAAAATGGCCGCACTTTCAAATTATTTAGAATCAGGCCTTTTACACCATATTTTTAAGGGTCAAACATTTAGTGCTCCTAGTGTTATAGCCATAGGGCTAAGTAGTGGTGTTGTGGTGGATGTGAATGGAGTAGCCACTCCCACTGGTACATATGATGCAGCAACTGGGGGAACTTGCGGAGAGCTCAGCACTACGGCTGGAGATTCCTCAGCAAATGGATATGGAAGACTAAACCTTGGTGATCCCGCCAGCCTAGGCGCGACAACTTGGCATTATGACCCAGATGACCACGACGCAGGAAGTGGTGTTATTAGAAATAGTGGACAATTAGTATTCAGCACAGCCCTTCAAGACTGGGGCTGGGTTTCTGGCGTTTATATCTTTGACAACGCCACTGTTGGACAAGGTAATGTGCTCATGCACGCTACTCTGGATAATCCTAGAATTATATATAAAGGGGACAACGTAAAGTTTGACTATAAGAGTCTAGAAATTAGCTTCGATTAAAAATCAGGTAGGTAAGTCATGAAATTAGACAAGCAGACACTTGCTCAAAATATAGGTACTGACCTGCAGGATAACTCTACTGGTCAAATATCCCCAAGAGACGTTAGAACCAACTTATTAAATATCATTGACTCTATTTGGGGTGAGACATTTACCTCTGGAGTCAATGTTAATTTTGCCAACATTGGAACTCATGCTACGAGAACAACCAAGATTGGTGAGTTAGCTCTTAGTAAGCTTGGTCATCCTAGTTACACAAGTGTAGATAACACGGCAGTCGGCTATTCAGCTTTAGCACAGAATTACAATGGCTATAGTAATACCGCTATTGGTTCTCATGCTTTAGGATGTAGTGTCTATGGTTTTGGCAACACAGCTCTCGGACACAATGCGTTAGCCGGAAATATAGAAGGTGATCGTAATATAGGTATTGGTAGCCACACCTTGCAGAGAAATAAGGGTGGTAACTACAACATAGCTGTTGGTCACGGGGCTGGTTATTACATCGGTGAAAATACCAGTCACAAGTTATATATCGGTGTTCACGATGTAGACAGTGATTCTCTTTGCGGAGAAGGTATAGAGGCTGGTACTGACCCAACTATATTTGGTGAATTAGATACAAAAAGAATTGGAATCGGCGTTCAGAGTTTGCATGACTATGGAACGTTGCAGGTTTCAGGCGCTGTATCCCCAGCTTGGTCTGGAGCATATGCTCTTGGTCACACTGCTATGCCTTGGTCTAATGTTTATGTAGAACACAGTATAGACTCCAACCAAGATCAGTTTAGAATAAACGATGATATCTACTTCTCTGGCGGCAAGGTTGGCTTCAACACTCCCAGCCCATCTGGTCAGGGGTTAATCACTGTCTCTGGAAGCATAGTTCCCGCACAAAGCAAAGAGTGGTCTCTTGGCCATGAAGATCTGCAATGGAAGTCTGGATACTTTGAGAATCTTACCGTTAGTGGTGTTGCTTCTATAAACACCTACACATACAAAGAGATGTCTAGCTGCCTGTACGAATGTAGGACTCTCTATCTTGCAACTAGCGGTATATGTGATGGGGGAACTGGAGAGCCGTGTGGGTATCTTGGAGACGAGAGTCTTGAAGGCGCTGGCTTGATTATACCTTCTAGTGGTTCAGACTACAGAAGAGATTATAAATGGCTATACGCTGCTCCAGACAGCACTCTGGATTGCTTAGAGGTAGATAACTCTTTTGCTAGATCTAGTTGGCAGTCAAATATCAGTATTGATTTAGCGTCTGGCTGTCATGTTCGTTCCAATAGAATTCTAGGTAGGGAACAACTATCTATGGTGACGGCTAAAAACTGTTACGGATTATTCATTAGAAAGAATGACGCTACTGTTTCCACCGGGTCAACAACTAGAAATGAAATACAACATCTAAAGGTTGTCGCTAACGGCGGTACATTTACGCTCAGCTTTGGCGGTCAAACCACATCACCCATAGCTCACAACGCAAGTGCTGCAACTATTAAATCAGCTTTAGAGGCGTTGTCTACGATAGGCGTAGGCAATATAGAAGTAAAAGCTGGTAGTGCAACACTGCCCGAAGGAACATACTCAATATAGGAAGATAACATGTCTAATTTAGATTTCAATATAGAATTCAAAGGTTCTTTGGCTGGTGCCGATCAAGCTGCACTTTCATCAGACACAACGAGCCTAACAAACACCTCTTCTAATACAGTTGATGGAACGTCTGGTGGTACTGGTAACAGGCGGTTTTATTTTTATCAAACAGAGTCCAAGTTTCATAGACGCAATTTTACTATAGATCCCGGAGCCACTGGCGGGACATTTGACTTTAATTTCGTTGTTACAAATGGGGTTCAAGGCTCAGAAGAATGGGGTAGAGGGTATGATTCCACTGTCGCAGGAGTTCTTAAATTGCCATTCGGCGTTTATGTGCAAGTTCAAAACATTCCTTTTGATGTTACCTTAGAAGGTTTTTGCAAACTCTTAAACGCAGCTCTCGACACGAAGGCTACAGAACTCAAAGCAGCTGGCTGGACAAACTCAAAGGACGGAGCTGACATACTAACCGCTGTAGAGGCGTGCTTCTTTTATCCGAACCAAGTCAGCTTGTTGAACTCACCAATACCTTTGACAGATGATCAAATAGAGCATATAACTGTTTTAAAAGGCTCTACTGGTAAAAGAGTTGTAGCAGAAAACTACATGTTTGGGGCTGGCACGCATATAACTATTGATACCGATCATAAATTCACAGAATCCGAAACCATGGCTTTAAAGCCTAACAACGACGCTGTTGCACTAGATAACACAAAAAAGGAATTTGACACCGGACAATATAAGTGGCTTCCAAGCGCTGTAGATACTGTCAGAATGGCTGAAGCTTGGCAGAGTGAAACGCATGACATTGGTGCAAACTTAGCGACGATTGTCGATCCCGCAGAAACAGAAGACTGGCCAAAAGTAAAAAGGCCCTTTTCGTTTACTTGGAACGCTGGCCACTCTGACGCAATAGTGTTAATAAACAACGTCGGCCTTACAGGATACGTTGATGCATTTTTGCATAAGTCTGGCGCTAGCGATGTGGACAAGGTATTTAAAGCTCGCGACTACACCCCAAACCCTACAAAGCCAGACGAAAAAAGGTGTGGTGTTGACAACACAAACTTAGTGGGTGGCGCTGGTTACCTTCGTGGCGAGACTTGGGGGAATGTACTTAGAAACCAACGAAAAAACATATCAGGAGATATTCCAGATGATAACAATGCGCGATTTATTGGAAAAGGTATTGACGCCAGCTGGTCTACATACGCCCCCTTTGGCTTCAACGATAGAGGCATAAGACAAGAAAGAATATTTCCGTTTATAGAGAAACAAGCTGCACCTTTGCTAAAAAATCCATCTCCGTTTGATTCCTCAACCTCTGGAGAAATGATAGCAGACTTAAATAAATTTGGAACATACAACGAAACTAGACATGCGGCTACAGGAACAGCTGACTTTAGTGAGAATGTTACAAAGTGTTTGGGCTATCCCATAGCTATACAGTTCTATAACGTTACTTTCGACGGAGTTGAATATACTGCCGCAAACTATGAAACAGACTTTGGCGACAATACCTATCCAGCAGACGCTGACTTATTGTCAAAAAGAGTGACTTGGCTTGATCCCGACGCAACAGACAAAAAGTATCTTACCAATATG